CGCGCTGCTGACCCGGCCGGCTGGCCTGTGTGATGAGTGCTGGAACTACCTCTCGCGGACCCTGCGCGATCTACCCTCGGACGTGAACACACTAACGGGAGTGATCGCAGCCACCGGGGCGCCGGCCGGAGCACGTGTGAGCCAATCCCGAGAATTGCCGACACCTATTCGTCTCGGCGTGGAAGCTCTTCGCTCAGAAATTGATCGAGAGGTAGTTTTCTGGGCAGGCCGACTCGGTTGGGACGGTCGTCATATGGCCGGACACATGCGCCTCGACCACAGGGTGCAGAAGTCGTGCACATACCTGCATAACCGGATCGACGACCTCCTCCGACTCGGCCCACAAGATCGTCCAGTGTGGACACGAGAGGGGGAGCCCACCGACCAGTGGACCTGTCCCACGGGTCTAGACGGCGTCATCCGGATGATGGACCTGCACCGTCTCGTCCGCCGAGTCGCTGGTCGAACCCACCTCGTCCACCGCCTCGTGCCGGCTTGCCCGTGGTGCTATCAGCCGGCTCTGGTTCGCCACAACGGATCATCCTTTGTGGACTGCGAGAACTGTGGGAAGCGGATCTCCGAGGTCCACTACAACTGGTTCGTCCGAGCGACGATCGACGTCGAGCAACGCCGGCTAGCTGAGACATAGGGTTCGGTGCATGCCGTGTGCGCCGATGGAGGACTGGCCGGACAGCGAGGCGCTGATCTGTGCCGACCACCAAGATCAATGGTGGCCGTGCCCACTGGCCGGTGCAGAGGATGTGCCGGAGACTTCAGCCTGACGCCGCCGCTGGGCTGCGGCGTCTCGCAAGTCACTGAGCAGGATCTTGGTCGGCCGGCGGGCGGTGGCAGGTAGCTGGCCTGTGGCCACCATCAGGTAAACCCACCGCTTGCTCCGGCCCACCAGCTCGGCCGCGCGTGCCACCGTCACCAGGTCGGCCTCATCCTCGATCGCCGGCTGGCCCACTACCCAGTCCTCCCCCACCGCTTGGGCCATGGAGTCCAGGACGCGGCAGGTGTCCGGGTCACAGACCGTTAGCGCCTCCCGGTACTGCTGAGCGACCTGCCGGGCCCGGTCCACCGGGAGGTCACCCGGGAAGGGCCACCTGCTCATGCCCCCTGCGCCAGCTCGATGATCTCTGGCACCTCCTGGTGGCAGGTGCAGATGCATCGTGCTTCGCAGTACTTGCACGTGGCCGGCCGCTTTGTCCCGTTGACGCCGACCATCGACGCGCAGTGCGCGTGTTCTCCGTGCAGGCAGGACGTTGAGAGGTAGGTCGGCGCATTCGTCTCCGAGGCCAGCGTGTGCCGGTGAGGACCGAAGAGCGCGTCTAGGTCAAAACCATTCATGTTACTCCAAATGGGTGACATTGCTTGCTCGCAAGCACATTGGCGTGCACGCAACTTATCGCACATTGCACAATTGAGCCGGAGAGGTGTGTTCTCTTTCGCGCACATCTGGAAAGGCACGGGGGTAAGTGGTCAGGGTCCTTGTCAGCGTCTTCAAGGATATGATCCTCGTAGCCTCGATGACGCTGATCATATTCCTCGTGATCGTGCTCGGGCTATGACGACCTGGAAGCCATCCTGGGACGACTACTTCATCGGAATCGCACGCGCCGTTTCCGCTCGATCCAGCTGCGAACGTCTGAAGGTTGGCGCGGTTGTGGTTGGGAACCGGCGGATCGTTGGTACTGGATACAACGACTCTCCTGCCGGCGATCCGGGCTGTGAAGCGTGCCCCCGCCGGCTCAGTGGCGTCGAGCCGGGAAGTAGCTACGACACCGGGGCTGGAGCCTGCGTGGCGATCCACGCCGAGGCCAATGCCCTGATCTACACCGACCGGAACCAGCTGATCGCTTCGACGATCTATTGCACCGAGAAGCCGTGCGCCGGCTGTATGCGCTTGATCCGGGCGGCGGGAGTCATCCGCGCGGTCTGGCCAAGCGGCCCTCATTTCGTGGCCGGCGAGGTGGTGTGGTGATGGCCCCCCGCCCCTGCATCGTCTGCGGCGCACCCTGCAAGCGGTCCCGCTGTCTCCGGCATCGGACGCGGCCGGAGCCGTCTCCTCGGCAGGCCCTCGGTTCGGTGCACCGGAAGCTGACGGCGCTCGTCATCTCTCGACACGTGGCCAAGCACGGGTGGGTCTGCCCCGGCTGGCGTCGATCGCCGCATCCGGTCCCGCCCGGCGGCCTCACCGGTGACCACATCATCCCGCGCGCGATTCGCCCGGACCTGGCGGAAGACCCGACCAACTACGGCGTGCTCTGCCCGCTCTGCAACACCACGAAGGGCAGTCGCTTCCGCCCGAGTGACTTGAAGGAGGCCAAGCAATGGGCCAGCTGAACTCTGGACCGCCCCCGAAGCATCCCGATCAGCGAGTCCGTCGCAACAAGGCGCCCGGGACGATTCCGCTGCCGGCCGAGGGTTACGGCGGCCCTATCCCCCGCTTTCCACTGCGTGACCCGATTGCCGACGAGCTGACGCGCTGGAACGAGGTCTGGCGTAAGCCGCAGGCGGCGATGTGGGCGAAGATGGACATCATCGAGGTGGTCGCTCGATACGTCCGTACTGCGGTGCTGGTGGAGACCGGCGTGCTGAACGTGGCCGGCGCCGCGATGGCGTCGGAGGCCCGGCAGCTGGAGGACCGCCTCGGCCTGTCGCCGATGTCCCTGCTGCGCCTGCGCTGGGAGATCACCGAGGACGAGGTCGGCCAGCAGCGGCAGGCGCGCGCCCCGCGCCGGCTGCGTGCGGTGGACGAGTGACCCCGATCGGTCTCGGCCGGTACCGCCACTTCAAGGGCGGGATCTACACCGTCCTGAACAGCGCCATCTCTGCCGAGACCTGCGCCATCATGGTCGTGTACCGCGCCGAGGACGGCACGATCTGGGTGCGGCCCGCACTGGAGTGGGACGAGCTGGTCGGCGACGGGGTGAAGCGGTTCGAGCGGGTCGCCTAGATGCCGTGGAAAGGACCTGAGCCAGACGGGGACGCCTTCCCCACTCTCGGCCACCTGGTCTGCGAGTGGATCTCCGAGTACCTCGTCATTCCGGATGGTCCACGTCGCGGCGAGCCGTTCGTTCCCACCGACGAGCAGTACCGGCACATGCTGCACAACTACCGACTCCATCCACATGCGACTGTCGAGATGGGATCACAGGCTTTCCGGTACTACGGGTCCCTGCTCGTGCGTCCACAGAAAGCGGGAAAGGACCCGCTAGCTGGCGCGGAAGCATGCGTGCAGGCACTCGGCCCGGTCCGGTTCGATGGCTGGGACGCCTACGGAAATCCGGTCGGTGCTCCGATGCCGACGCCCTGGATTCAGTGTGCGGCCAACTCGGAAGAGCAGACCTCCAATACGTTTCGCATGATCTACGGCCAGCTGTCGGAAGGGCCATGCGCAAACATTCCCGGGCTGGACGTCGGCCTCACTCGCGTGTCCCTGCCGGACGGCGGCCGAATCGAGCCGGTCACTGCGAACGCACGCTCCCGCCTCGGTCAGCGAATCACTTACGCCGTCATGACTGAGTCCGGTCTCTACACGGAGACTTCGGGTGGCGTGGCGATGGCGCGGACGATCAAGCGAGGCCTGGCCGGTATGGATGGCCGCTGGATCGAGATCACCAACGCTTGGGACCCGACTGAGAACTCGACGGCCCAGCGGACCTACGAAGCGCAGGCGCCCGGTGTCTATGTCAACTATCGGCCGCCGCGGTCCCACGTGGACATGGACGATGACTTCGCTCTCCGTCAAGAGCTGCTGTACGTCTACGGCGACGCCGCCCGTGAGCGTGGAGGCTGGGTCAACATCGACCGGATCATGGAAGAGATCCGTGACCCCGCCACTGGTGAGGGCGAGGGGCGACGATTCTTTCTCAATGAGATCTGGGTCGGTTCCAAGGATGCGATCGACGCCCTGAAGTGGGCCGGCCAAGCGAAGCGGGATGACCCGCTGGAGCCGGGCGAGAAGGTCTGCCTCGGCTTCCACGGCAGCCAGACCCAGGACGCTACCTCGCTCGTGGCTAGCCGGCTACGAGATGGTCGGTTGTTCCATCTGCGCACCTGGCAGAAGCCGGCGCACACGCCCAATGCCCAGTGGGCGATTCCTCGCGACGAGGTCGATGTCGCGGTGAAGGACGCCTTCAAGGCCTACGAAGTGATCGCGATGTTCTGCTCGCCGGCCACCTGGCAGACCGAGACGAACGCGTGGGCTGGCGAGTTCAACGAGCCGGACAAGTTCCGCGAAGGACCCACCCAGCGGGTCCTGGAGCTCTGGCTCAACTCCGAGATGCGTGTCGACCAGATGGTGGAGCGCTTTCAGACCGCGCACCGGGGCAACGAGATCACGCACGACGGTGACGCAACTCTGACCGACCACGCGAAGGCGGCGGCCCTCACCAACGGCCGGAAGCGATCGACCGCCGAAGAGAAGGACTCCAACTTGCCCGAGCACTACCAGCGGGTGGTCAAGAAGTCGTGGGGTGAATCCATTTCCGCCTTCATCGCGGCGCTGCTGGCATACGAAGCCAGAGGCTGGGCTATCGAGCACGGGGCACTAGTCGTGGAAGAGGGGCCACCGAACCTGTGGTGATTCCGCCAAAGCAACTTTCAAAGGAGGCGACATGGCGAACTCGGCTGAACAGCGCCTTCTTCATGGTCGCCGAGCTGATCTTTGCGGGCCTCGTGCTGCTGGGCGTGGCTGCGATCTACACGCCGGCCGCGATTGTCCTCGCCGGCTTGGCCGGGATCTACGTCGTCGAGCGGGGCGAGGCAGCCTCCATGAAGCTGGAGGCTAAGAAGTGAGTCTGTTCGGCCTCTTCGAGAAGCGGGGTATCGAGAACCCTGCGCTCCCGCTGACGTCCGACGCCCTGCTGCAACTACTCGGCCCCGGGTTCTCGAACGATGCGGGTGTCATCGTGACGCCGGAGAGCTCGCTCACCATGGCGGCCGTCTTTCGCGGTGTCTCCCTGATCTCCGGCCTCGGCGGCGCCCTCCCGCTCGGCATCTACGACGAGGACAGCAACGAGCCGGCCAGCAGTCCGTTGCTCACCAACCCGCACCCGGACATGCCCGTCGGCGAGCTGCTCGGCCTCTCCTACATCCACCGCTGCCTGTGGGGAAACGCCTTCTTCCAGAAGGTGCGCGACCCACTGCGGCGGGTCCAGTGGATCTATCCGATGTCCCCCTGGCGGATGAAGGTCGGCCGCGTTCGCGCTTCCAAGATCACGCCGATGAACCCGTCCGGCAAGGTCTTCTCCTTCACGGACGATGACGGGAAGCAGCACACCCTCACGCCGTACGAGGTGCTGCACATCCCGCACATGAGCTACGACGGGCTCAACGGCGTCTCTCCGGTGCGGATGGCAGCTCAGGCCGTGGCCGCGTCGCTGGCCGCGGAAAAGAGTGCGGCCAAGCTCTTCTCCTCCGGCAACCTCCTCTCCGGCCTGCTCCAGACCGAGCAGCGGTTGACCCAGGAGCAGGCGGAGACGCTTCAAGAGCGCTGGGCATCGAAGTTCGCGGGCGCCGACCGTGCGCACGAGGTCGCGGTGCTCGACAGCGGTGCGCAGTTCCAATCGATGACCATGCCGAGCTCGGACGCTCAGATGCTGGAGTCACGCGACTTCGAGGTCACCGAGCTGGCCCGCTTCTTCGGCGTGCCCCCCTACTTGATGTTCCAGACGGAGAAGTCGACGTCCTGGGGCTGCCTGCCGGGCGACACCTGGGTCTACACGACCAGCGGGCCACGCCCGATCGCCAACATCCTGCCGGGTGACGAGGTCTGGTCCTGGAGCGACGACACCGGAATGGTCGCGGCCAAGGTCACTGACTGGCAGATGACCGGCCACCAGCACCTGCTCACGATCAATACCTCTACGCGGCAGCTGCGGGTCACCGAGGAGCACCGAGTCCCGATCCGCAGATACTTCGGCCGGGACGCCGGCCGGCCGAATGGGCAGACCGGCTGGGAGACCATCGAGGTCGCAGCCAAGGAGATCCAGGAAGGTGACTGTCTCCTTACTCCGCTCGGCGCGATCCAGGGCACTCGGACTACGGAGCCGGCGACCGGCCGGGAGCTGACCGTCCGCTTCATGGAGCTGCTCGGCTACTACTCCGGCAACGGCAGCCTCGACCGGTCGAGCCGGGTCGAGTTCAGCCACGAAGCGCACGCTCCCCTCCTCCCCCACTACCGGGAGACGATCCTGAAGGAGCTGGGCGTCGAGGCGCAGACCGACCGGATGCGCGGGACCCGAACTCGGTTCTCCTCGTTCGAGTTCCAGACGGTGCTGAACAACGGCTTCTGCGGGAAGGCGCACACGAAGCGGGTGGCTTCCTGGGTGTTCGAGTGCACCCCGGAGCTCCAGATCGGCTGGCTCCGTGGCTATCTGGACTCGGACGGTCACATTAGCCAGGGCGTGATCACCTACACCTCTGTCTCCCGCGGCCTGCTGGAGGACGTCCGGCAGCTCTGCATGTGCGTCGGCGTCCCGGTGGGCCGTGTGCACAAGGTGCGCGAGGGCGGCCCGGACCACTTCCAGGGCCGGCCGGTGATCCGGCGCACGACCTACGCCCTCCACCTGTCCTCGTCATCCGACAACCCGCGGATCGGGTCCAACCACCCGGCCAAGGCAAGCCGGCTCCAGCCGGACAAGAAGCGGAAGGAGGCGGCGGCAGACCCGGCACGCCGCGGCCTCAAGCCGGCCGACACATGGGAGCACGAGGATGTCGCGCTCCAGAAGGTCACTTCGCGGACGATCAGCCCCCTCCTCGTCCCGGTCTACGACATCACCGTCGAGGAGCACGCGCACTTTGTCGCCGATGGCGTGGTCGTGCACAACACCGCGTTGGAGCAGCAGGCGACCGGCTTCGTGAAGTTCGATTTGCATCCGCGCTGGTTGAGCGCGACCGAACAGCGGATCACCAAGGAGCTTCTGCCGGCGGGCAAGCGGGCCAAGTACAAGATCGAGGGCCTGCTCCGCGGCGACACGATGGCGCGCGCGGAGTTCTACCGAACGATGCGGGAAATGGGCATCCTGACCGCCAACGAGATCAGGGAGCTGGAGGACCGGACCCCGATCGAGGGCGGCGACATGGCGCTCCAGCCGGCCAACATGGTCCCGCTCGGAACCACGCCCGAGGACATCGCACAGGCCCAGGCGAAGGCGAAGCCGTCGACGGACGCCGGCTCCGGCTCGGGCCCGGGGAAGATGAGCTGATGGCCACGAGCTGGCTGTCACCTACGAACCGGATCTTCCGGGTCGTCGCGATGACTGACGGCGCCACGATCACGCCGAACGTCGGGACGACCGACATCGGTACGGTCACGATCGCTGGCAACCGGACGATGGCCGCGCCGACGGGCACCTACTACGACGGCCAGCAGCTCACGCTCCGGATCACTCAGGACGCGACCGGCAGCCGGCAGGTGTCGTTCAACTCGATCTACACCTTCCCGATGGGCTCCGCGCCCGTCTTGAGCACCACGCCGGCTGCGACCGACATCTTCGCGTTCCAGTACAGCGCCGCGTCGACGAAGTTCGAGTGCCTGGGCATCCAGATCGCGGATCTGGCGGGACCCCAGTCGCAGATCACACGCCTGAACTCGAACAGCGCCAATGTCAACAACTCCACCACGTTCGTCGACACCGGCTTGAGCTTCCCGGTGATCGCCGGCCAGATCTACGTGGTCGACGGGATGATCCCGTACAGCTCGGGTGCCACCCCGGACATCAAGTTTGCGCTGGTGCCGGTGACCTCGACGCTCACCGGCAAGTGGTCGATGGCTGGCATGGGTCCAGGGGCCAGCGACCCGGGCGTCACCGAGCACAGCTGGCTAAGCGCCTTCGGTACCGGCAACCCCGTCGCGCTGGGCGGGGACTCGACCTTGCAGATGAACGCGCGGCTCCAGGCAACCTTCACCCCGGACGTCAACGGCACGGTGAAATTGCAATTCACCCAGAACACGGCGAACGCCAGCAACACCTTCATCGGTGCAGGCGCGTGGCTGCGGTACCAGGTCGCCGGCTCCGCGCTGCCCGGCTCGCTGCTGGGCCTGAGCCCGTTCTCCGGGAACTTCGTCGGCTACAAGGAGCGCACCACCGACTCTTCCGGCTTCACGACTACCGAGGTGCGCATCCTTTCGGTGCGAGCTCCAGTGAGGGCTGGGCGCACCTACCGGATCATCGGCTACGGGGAGATCGTCAGCAGCGGTGGTGGCGGCGCGGTGACCGTCGAATCCAAGATCCGGTACACGACCAACGACGTCGAGCCGACGACCAGCGACACGCAGCTGCAACGCGCTGAGAGCCGCAACGACTCGACCGGCGGTGTGCCGCGGACGGTGTTCATCACTGGGAAGATCGACATCTCGTCGGACGGCTATCTGCGTGCCGTGGTCACCTCGGTCCGGGTCGAAGGAACGGTCACCGTCATCTGGACCGCCGGCTCCGGTCGGGCAATGACCCTCGAAGTCCAGGACTGCGGGCCAACAGTCACTCAAGACGGCACCGTCTACTGAGGAGGGACGCATGGCCATCTCCACGCTCGACGGCGTGATCGCTGGGGCGACGCCGCCCACCGACTGTTTCAAGACCGGCGCGACGATGCTTGCCGCCCCGGCGCGGTACTCGCCGTTCTACGTCGGGGGGTATCCCGGTGCTGCATCGGCCCCGAGCCCCGGCCTCGCGGGCGCGGCTCTGACGTCCTACGCCGGGCAGATTCCGTGGCCGGGCAACCCAGTCTCAGGGAACAGCTACTTGAGCCGGCTGACCTGCACATCAACACAAGCCGGAACGCTACTTCTGGTGGACCGGCTCTGGCACAACTCGGGGATCACGGTCACCACTACGACCGGCCAGACAATCAGCTCGGTCACGCTTCCTGCACGAGATCGTGCCGGGTCGACAAACGGTGACGGGGTACTGGTCGGGATCGAGGTTTCCTCGGCCACCACATCGGCAACGTCCAACTGCACTCTGACCTACACGAACCAAGCGAACACGGGATCGAAGACTGCGACCTTGCCGACGCTGCCCTCCAGCGCAGGGGTAGGAACCTTCGTTCCTTTCGGCCTGGCATCCGGAGACACCGGTGTCCGGTCGATTCAAACCCTCACCCTGGGTACGTCGCTCGGTGGTGGGACTGTCCACCTAGTTGCGTACCGGGTGATCGCAGCACTCCCGGTTCCCCAGGCCAACATCGGCGTCGAGATCAATGCGATCACAGGCGGATTCCCGCGCTTGTATAACGACAGCGTGCTGATGCCCCTCTGGTATCAGGGCGGCACTACCGCGGCAACGATCGCCTTCCAAGTTGGAATCGCACAAGGCTGACGGTGGTTGCACGACTCGGAACCGGTCTAACGGTCTTCAAAGACCTACGACTGGCAAACGCCTACGTTCCGGACCACCAGCACAACGATGCAGACCCTTCGCTCGCGACTGCGATGCGGAACTTCTACTTCCCGCCCAAGGCGCCAGGGTCCTACTTCGATCTCTCTCGATTCAAGCTCACCGTCCCGCTCGATTACCCGACCGACAGCAACTCCAACGCTGACGAGATCGGCCAGGCCGACCTGCCCACGTGGGCCGACTCCTACTTCTTCCTCGACGACAGCAACCGCATGGTCATGACGGCCCCGGTTCAGGCCGCTACGACCGGCGGCAGCGGTGGCACTCGGTGCGAGCTGCGCGAGATGGAGCCGGATGGCACCGAGTCGGCGTGGGACATGCGCAGTGCGCATCGGATCTTCACGGTCTCCGGGATCTTCGATCCGACGAGCTGCACTGACCGGAAAGAGATGATCGCCGGTCAGATCCACGCAACCGGTGGCACTCCGCCGTTGTACTTCGCTGTCGAGCACCACGTGGCCACACCGAGGTTGCGGCTCTACAAGGACGGCCCGGGCGTTGCAAACCTCCTCACCGGGCTTACCGCCACTACCCAGATCGCCTACCAGCTCCTTATCGGCGGCGGCCGGGTGCGGGTCAAGGCAGTCATCGGCGATCAGACCGGCCTGGCCGCGGCGCCCGTGCTCTACGACTTCGCTGCGACCGAGTTTGCAGAGTTCACGAATTGCTACATGAAGTGCGGGGCCTACAACAAGTCGGACGTCGCTGACGGAGGAACTGGTGAATCAATCGCGACGATCACTTACATCAGCCTTGAGCAATGGGTGCCGGCAACGGTGAGTAGGCCGAGCGGCTCCTTCTTCTTCGGCTTCATGTCCTGACCGTAGTTGCACGAAAGGAACATTGAATGGCTCGCACCAGGTCCGCAATGCTGGACGAGGAGCGGCGCGACCTGGCCAAGGTCGTCGCCCGCCTGGAGATCCGCAAGGATGACGAGGGCAACGAGCGCTTCGACGGGCACGCCGCGGTGTTCGACCAGCGCACCGCCATCGGCAACCCGCTCCGCTGGGGCTTCTACGAGGAGGTTGCCCCGGGCGCGTTCAGCAAGACGCTGAACGAGGGCGACGCCCGGATGCTCATCGACCACGACAGCTACTACGTGGTCTCCCGGAAGTCGGCCGGCACGCTCCGGCTGAACGAGGACGGCATCGGACTGCACACCGACTCTGCGCTGGACACCACCCTCTCCTACGTCGCGGATTTGAAGGCGAACCTCCGCAACGGGAACATCACCGGGATGTCCTTCGGCTTCTACGTCGTCAAGGACGACTGGAGCGAGGAGCAGGTCGAGGCCAAGGACTCCAACGGCGACACGGTCTCAGTGGACGTCGAGATCCGCCGCATCCTCGAAGTCCGGCTGATCGAGGTCTCCGCGGTCACCTTCCCCGCTTACCCGCAGACGGACGCCGGGCTGCGCGCCGTCGTGCGTGCGCTCCGCTCGCGCGGCGAGGACGAGGGTTATATCCAGCAGCGGATCGGCGTCCAGAAGATGCGCTCCGTCTTCGATCTCGGGCTTCTCCAGTCCAAGAAGGACGTCACTGTGGAGTCCAATGAGGAGGCCATTGTGGAGTCTGAGATGGACTTCAATATGGACGACACAGTGGAGTCCAATTCGGATGATGAGGTAACCTCCGATCAAGTCGAGGACTCGGAGCCGGCGCGTACCACTCCGGGGGACGACGAAGACCGCGAGGCCGATGAGGCTGCCGAGCCGGCTGAGACCACTCGGAATGCCCCGACTGAGCGCGAACTGGCGGCTGCACGCTTGAAGGCCCTCCGGGCCCAGCTGCGTCGCGTCGCCTGACCCCCTCCCCGCATTTCGACGAGTTGCTTGCTCGCAACCAACTCGTGTACGCGCACCTGAGAGGAGCGCCTCCATGTCCGAGCAGCTGAAGCGGCTCATCGACAAGCAGAACCGCCTGTGGACCCGCATGCAGGAGATCCAGACCGCGGCCGAGACCGAGAGCCGCGACTGGACCGCCGAGGAGCGGACCAACTGGGACGCGGCCAACACCGACATCGACACCGTGTCCCAGGACATCGAGCGCCTGGAGCGGATGGCCAAGCTGAGCGAGGTCGACTACCGCCAGGTGGTCGACGACACCTCCGGCAACGAGGGCCGCGAGGCTGATGACGCGAGCAAGCGCTACGCGGACGCCTTCTATCGCTTCATGCGGTCCGGCATGGACGGCCTGACCACCGAGCAGCGCCAGCTGATGATCGCCGAGCGCCAGGACACCCGCGCGTTCATGGGCGAGGCCTCGCCGACCTACGGCGGTTACCTGGTGCCGGACGAGTACCGGGCCACCATGCAGGAGGCCATGAAGGCCTACGGCGGCCTGATCAACCTGGCCAACGTCATCACCACGTCGACCGGCAACACCCTCCAGTGGCCGACCAACGACGACACGGCCAACAAGGGTGCGATTCTCGCGGAGAACACCCAGATCTCCGAGACCGATCTGACCTTCGGCACCCGGGCCATCGGCGCGCACACCTACACCAGCAAGCTGGTCCGGGTCAGCCTCCAGCTGCTCCAGGACAGCGCGTTCGACCTGAACGCCTGGTTGCCGCGCAAGCTCGGTGAGCGCATCGGTCGAGCCGTCGCGGAGGACCTGATCTCCGGCACTGGTGTGGCCGAGCCGACCGGTCTGCTGCCGAACGCGACCGCTTCGGGCGTCACGTCGACCGCGGCCTCGTGGACCACCCGCAACGCGGCGAACGACGCGTTGCTCTACGACGCGCTGATCGATCTGGAGCACTCGATCGACCCGGCGTACCGCACCAACACCCGCTTCCTGTTCTCCGACAAGGTGCTGTCCACCCTGCGGAAGGTGAAGGATGCCCAGAACCGGCCGCTCTGGCTGCCGGTTCCGGTGCAGGGTCAGCCGGCCACTGTCAACGGCCAGCCCTACGCGATCGATCAGGGGATGCCGGCGAAGACCACCTGGGCCAGCGCTGACCGCCCCGTGCTGTACGGCGACTTCCGCTCCGGCTACCTGGTCCGCCAGGTGCTCGATGTGCAGCAGGTCCGACTGGCCGAGCGCTACGCCGACTACCTCCAGGTCGGCTTCTTCGGCTTCATGCGCATGGACGCGATGCCGGACGACGCCAACGCCGTGAAGGCCCTGGTTCTGTCCTGACCTTCCGGGACCGGAATGGGGGCCAGCACGATGCCGGCTCCCATTCCGGGGCCCTCTAGACCAACTTCCCGAAAGGAACGGAAATGCCTGTTCGTACGCAGTTCGGGCCCGGCCTCAAGGTGCTGGCGACCGGTACCGCGACCGTCGCCTCGACCGGTGGGGCCAATGTCGATTTTGATGCTGGTGGCAGCGTCAACGACATCAACCTGCCGACCCTGGCCGGTTTCAAGAGCACTGACCGCCTGCTGGTGGCCGTCTTCGCTTACAAGAGCACTGGTACCACCAGCAAGCTCGTGGTGACCGTCCAGGACGCCGACGACGTTGCCGGCGTGTTCGGCACGCCGGCCACCGCGCAGGCGGACGCAGTTCCCAACCTGCCGCTGACCGGTGCCTCGACCGCCGTCGGTCCGACCGTCGCGATGGCCAGCCTGGCCGTGAAGCCGGACCGGCCGTGGATTCGGGTCAAGGGTGCTACCGACACCGGTACCGATTCGTTCGCCGTCACGGCCTATCTGCTGGCCCTGCCGGCACTGGTCTGATGCTCATCCGGTTCACCTCCGGTGGCAAGGCGGGCCAGGTGATGGAGGTCAACGGCACGCCGGTGGTTCAGGCCTGGATCGCTTCCGGCCGCGCCGTGGTCGTCAACAGCCCAGATGACGCGCCGGCCTCCGCCGAAGAGGCAGCCGCCGAGGTCGAGGAGACCCCGGAGCGGCCGAAGGGTCGAGGCCGGCGCAAGGCCGAGGAGCCGGAGACCCGCTGAGCTCCTGGCGGCCCGACGGTGAGACGACGAATCCCCCGTGTCCGTCGTCCCCCGGGCCGCCAGGTTCCACTTCGGAAAGGAGCTGATTCATGGCGCTCGTCAACGCCTACTTGACCGTCGAAGAGTTTCGCGACGTCATGCGTGATCAGCTCACCGCGTACGACCACGAGTACGAGCGCGCAATCGCTGCCGCGTCCCGCCAGATCGATGACTACTGCGGGCGCACCTTCTGGACGGAGCCGACCCCGTCGGCTCGTCTCTTTCGTGCCGACGTCCCCGAGTTGGTGTTCACTGGCGACTTTGTGTCCGCAGCGGGCGTCACCGTGGAGACCGACGAAGACGACGACGGCACCTTCGAGACCACGTGGGCCGCGACCGACTGGCAGGCGGAGCCGTTCGAGCGGATGAACGGCCGGCCCTACGAGAAGATTGCCGCACTCGGGAGCCGCAGCTTCCCAGCATGGAGCCGGCTCGGCCTCCCGGCCCGCCGCACCTCTCGTCGAGCTCGAATCCGGGTTACCGCCACGTGGGGCTGGCCGGAAGTGCCTGCTGAGGTCAGGCAGGCCTGCGTGATCTTGGCCGGCGACCACTTCAAGTCAAAGGACTTGACCCACATCGCCAGCACGTACGGCAACGACATCCGGATCGCGCGCGACTACCGGCCGGGCGGATTCGGACGGGCGATCGGCTTCAACCGACTTCGCGCACCCACCCTGAATCCAGAGGCGGAATCGCTGCTGTCGACGTTGCGGGTCACGGTGATCGCCTGAGATGGCCAGCCCGCGAGCTCTTGCCCGCAAGGCGGTAGCGGACTGGATCAGGGGTGCGGACATCTCCGGGCTCGATGCCGTGTTGACGGTATATCCGCTCCGACTCGACCTGAACCAGCTCGGTGGCGGGAATCCGCAGCACCAGTGCGTACTGATCGTGACCGTGATGCGCGAAAGCGAGGCCCGCGCAGCGCTGGGTGGCGAGCACTCAGGTCGGAAGCGAATCGACTACGACGTATCTCTGGAGATCTTCCATCGGACTACCGCGCCCGACCCGGATGCGGCGCTGGAGCACTTCGATGAAGTGATCGACGCGGTCAAGGCGCGACTTCGCGAGGACCGCCGGCTCGGCAAGACCGAGGACATCGTGTGGCAGGCCGGCGAGGGCGCCTACGGCATACAGAGCGACTTCTTCGTTCCGGAAGGAAACATCGGCGGCGAGCCGATCGAGCATTACGGGCGCATTCAGTTCGAAGTGACGATCTGGATCACCTCGTAGGAGAGACGATGCCCCAGTTCGAATACACGGGTACTGACGAGCGCGTGTTCTTGTACCCCCGGACATTGGTCGTCAGCCCAGGAGAAGTGATCGAGGCCGACGAGAGCCCCGATTCGTATTGGTTCGTGCCGGTGGCCAACGAGCCCGCTCCGGCCAAGCAGAAGAAGGGGAGCTGATCGGCTATGCCCGGAGCTACCGGATTTTCTTTCGTCGGCATCGGCAAGGAGACCACCAAGGGCACCGCGGTCTCCGCGACCCACTACATCCCGGTGACGTCGATGGACGGCGACGACAGCTGCGACATCCTGCTCGACAACGGGATGAGGGCCTCGATGGCCACCAGCTACGGCGCGGTGGCCGGCACGAAGGTCGGTTCTTTCTCGATGGAGGGCGACGTCTTCGTCGACACCATCGGCTTCCCGCTGGCCGGCATCTTCGGCACTGGCGCCTTCACCGGCGGCACGCCGAACACCCACCTGTTCACCCTGAACAACGAGAAGACCACGACCAAGGGCCAGTGCCCGTCGTACTCGATCACCGACTTCAACGGTCTCCAGACCCGGCGCTACGCCGCGGCGACGCAGGCCAGCCTCTCGCTGCGGCTCACCGCGCAGGAGCTGTTCACCTGGAGCGCCGGCTGGACCACGAACCCATCCGACACCCTTTCTGTCCCGACCCCCAGCTACGGCACGCTTCCCCCAATCGCCGGCTGGGTCGGCACGGTGAGCGTCGCCGGCAGCGCGAACGCACTCGTCGAGGAGATGGACATCTCCATCTCCCGCAACGTGACGCCCGTCCAGACGGTGGACGGCACGCAGGCGCCGGCCCTGATCTGGCAGGGCGCGATGGACGTTTCCGGCTCGATCCGCTTCATCGCGGATGCCGAAGTGGAGTTCCTGCGATACCTGAACTACTCCGGTACGCCCCACGCGATGGAGGTCACTTTCACCCAGGGCACGGCCGAGGTGAAGGCGACCCTTTCGCAGGTCGTGTACACGAGCGCGAAGGTGGATCGCGGTGACGATTTCACCCAGGTGACCGCGCAGTACCAGGCCCTGGCCAACGCCACCGACGCTGGCGTGAGCGGCGGTTTTGCGCCGTGCAAGGTGTCGCTCAAGAACTCGATCGCGACTGGCATTTACAGCGCCTAGTTGCTTGCTCGCAACTTACTAAGGTACGGAAGGACACGGGATGCCCACTCGAATCACCATGCCCACGGAGGCGGGTGAGCCGGAGCGGTGGATGCAGCTGCGGGACAAGAACGAGAGGTTCAAGTCCGGCGAGCGGCGCAAGCTCTACGAGGTTCACGCTCAGGCGCAGGCCAGTGGTCTGCCGCCGCAGATCCAGGAACTGACACTGCTCCGACACATGGCCAGCCACCTGGTGCACAGCTGGTCGCTCTCCGTCCCACCGCCGCGAGCCGTGATGACCCATGGCGACGTCCTGTACGAGCACATGGAGTCGCTCGACGAGCTCGATGTGGACATGGAGAACGAGCTCTTCGCCGCGTGTGCGGAGTGGGTCAAGCAGATCTCCATCAACTTCAAGCCCTCGCCGGACTCGGAGTCCCCTACCGGACCCTCCGCCGGCTGAAGTCAGCACTGACGGAGGGGCGGCGGATTCCTGGCCGCAGCTATCCGGACTACGAGTTTCTCGTCCACCGGATCGCGTCGGCTTACGGATGGACGCCGCAGCAGATCGACGAGGTGGATGCCCACCTTCTCGACTGGCTGATCGCTATCCAAGGCGTTGAGGCAGAGATCAGGGAGGAAGAGCAGAAGAAGCAGCGCGCGCACATGGAGCGTGAGCAGGCTAAAGCTCGGCAGCGGAGTCCGCGGCGAATGTAAGGAGGCGGCGTGGCGAGAATTACCGGTGTTGACGTAGAGCACTTCAACACTGGGACATTCACCGTCGATCTCCGCATTCGTGTAGCCGGTCGCGACGGCATCCAGGAAGCGGCCGATGAGCTCAAGCATGACGCCCAGATGCGCGAGCTGGGCAGCCTCCGCACCGGCTTCCTGAACCGCAACATCTACGCCACCGTCTACGAGGTCACCGATCCTGGCGGCATCCGTGATGCCGGCGGCGGCCTCTGGTCCTACCGGGACACCCAGTACTCGGCCGACGTCGGTGTCAACCTGGGCGCCCCGTACGGCCCGCACAGCAACGCCGGTACGGCCGATGTCCCGTATGCCCGGCGAGTGGAGTTCGGCTTCCGGGGGCCGGACAGCCTCGGCCGCCGGTACAGGCAGCGCGCGCAGCCGTACATCGTCCCGCCGACCCAGACGAATCGGGTCAAGTACTGGCGGAAGATCAAGGACCCGCTCGACCGTGTCCTGACCGAGGGCGCGCCGTGGACCGGGCCGGATGAAGCGGTCCCGAGGCGGCCGGTCCGCATCCCGGGCGGTCCGCGGCACCCCTTCATCACCATCCTCACGGGCGCCTTCGTCGGGCTCGGTGTCAAGACGGGCGGCCTCTTCGGGCCGCGAGCTCGGCCTCGGCGGCCAGCTGCGACTCCAGCCCGGGAGCCGGTGCGTGACCCGGCTCCCAAGGCACCTGCTCCGAAGGCACCGGGAGTAGCTCCGAAGGCACCGGTCCCGAAGGTGCCGGAGCCGGCCAAGCCGCCGACTCCTGTGCGACCACGCACACCGGCTCGGCCAGGAACCAGGCCACGGCCGAAGGTCGACCCGGCATCGCCGCGGCCTCGAACTCCAGCTCGACCCGGGGTGAAGCGGCCCGGCGCTCCCGCACGGCCTGGAGCAAAGCCGCGTCCTGGGGTGAAGCGACCCGGTGCTCCCGCTCGTCCTGGAGCAAAGCCGCGTCCTGGGGTGAAGCGGCCCGGCGCTCCCGCACGGCCTGGGGCTCCCGCTCGCCCTGGCGCTCCCGCTGCTCGACCTGGCGCGAAGCCTCGTCCGTACGTCGACCCGGCCCGGAAGCCTCGACCACCTGCTCGGCCCGGCGTGCGGCCACGGCCACGTCCAGGTGCTCGTCCGGGTACTAAGTCGCGGCCGAAGGTCGACCCCGCTGCACCTCGGCCCCGGCGCCCGACGCGTCCGGATGCGAAGCCGCGTCCTCGCCCTGGCGTGAAGCCGCGTCCTGGTGCCAAGCCGCCAGCTCCAGCGAGGCGGGGTACGAAGCCGCCGGCTCCAGCTCGCCGCGGTGCGAAGCCGGGCGCGAAGCCGGGCGCGAAGCCGGGCGCGAAGCCGGGCGTGAAGCCACCGACGCCAGGTCGCCCTGGAACCCCGAAGCCGGCGCCAGCGAGGCGGGGTACGAAGCCGCCGGCTCCAGCTCGCCCCGGCGCGAAGCCGGGCGGGAAGCCTCCGACGCCCAAGCCACCGACGCCGGCACGCCCGAAGCCACCGGCCCCTGCGCGGCGAGGTGCTCCGAAGCCACCGACTCCTGCACGCCCAAAGCCGCCAACTCCCGCGCGGCCCGGTGCTCCGAGGCCACCGACTCCAGCACGACCGAAGCCACCAACTCCCGCCCGGCCGGGTGCTCCGAAGCCACCAACTCCCGCGCGGCCGGGTGCTCCGAAGCGGCCAACCCCTGCGCGGCCAGGAGCTCCACGGCCGGGTGCGAAGCCACCGACGCCCGCACGACCAGGTACTTCGAAGCCACCGACGCG